ACAGGAGGCGGCGGAAGAAAGGATCCGCACAAGATAGAGGGCTATGCTATCCTCACCGCCTACATAGAGGGCAGACGCCGGGAGCTTAAAGCCTTGAAGGAAGAGATACTCAAGGCCATAGAGACCCTTAACAATGCTGACATGAGAAGCATATGTATCCACAGATATCTTAACTGCCGTGAATGGCCGGAGATATCTGCGCGGCTGCATATCTCAGAGAGGCATGTGCACCGTCTCCATGGTGAGGCTCTGCAGCTCATCCGCATAGACTCCCAGGCACTGTCAAAGATGGGAAAGCGGGCACAAAAAAATGAACAAATTTTTAAAAGCTGATATTAAAAAGCTCTGTATCCGTTGGGGTGCAGGGCTTTGCGGGCTTTGAAAAGATGTCAGTGAATGTCAGTGGGTCAGGTGCTATAATGGTATCATCAAAAGCTCCGACGAAGAACGCCGGGGCTTTTGGTTTTGAGAGACGGATTGCCACGTCGCTGCGCTCCTCGCAATGACAGAGGGGTTGCGGATTGCCACGGCCTGCGGCCTCGCAATGACAGAGGGGTTGCGGATTGCCACAGCCCCTGTGGGGCTTCGCAATGACAGGAAGGAGCGGGATATGAAAAGCATAATGGACAAGTGTTACAAGCTGCTGCTGGCTCTGAACCGCAACGGTGATGAGCTGGCCATTGAGGAAAAGCGATTTTATTCCCGGCCTTATGAGAGGATGATGACCAAATACATTCTTATCCGCAAGGAGCCGGGGCGGCGGAAGGAGCGGCTGATCGAGACCTACAAGGCAACAGAGCTTCTGAAGCTGATGGTTAAGCTGTGGAGAGAAAGGACGTGAGGAAGCGTGAAAAAGTTTTGAACATTCACGCGCGTGAGACAATAAAGGCGGTGGAAAAGCTGTGGGTAAAATAAGCGCAAAACACAAGCGCTTTGTAAATCTCTACCTCAAGAGCTTCAACGGTACGCAGGCCGCCATTGAGGTGGGCTATGCTCCTAAGGGAGCGGGATCGAGAGCAAACGAAATACTCAAAAGGCCCGAAGTCAAGGCCTACATGAAAGAAAGACTGGAGAATCAAGATGCAAGGATCGTGGCAGATGCCGACGAGTGCCTTGCTTTTTTGTCGGCTGTATTAAGAGGCGAGGTTAAGGACGCCTTTGATCTTGACCCATCACTGGCTGACAGGCTCAAGGCGGCTGATGCACTGCTTAAACGGTATGCAAGCGTAGCCGACAACAAGCCCAAGACCCTGACGATACGGTGGGAGGACGGCGACGAGGATGAATGATCTGATAATCCCCTCCCCCAGCCCCAAGCAAAGGCTTTTTTTCAACGACCGGCACCCTATAGTGTGCTTCGGCGGGGCGCGAGGCGGGGGCAAAAGCTGGGCTGTGCGAGTAAAAGCGGCGCGGCTCTGCCTGAGGTATGCGGGAATAAAGGTGATGATCATCCGTAAGACCTACCCGGAGCTGCAGGAAAACCACATCATTCCCCTGTGTGAGCTGCTGCGCTGCTACCACGTGGACAAGGAAGAGCGGATAGCGACATACAACGACAGCAAAAAGCACATAGTTTTCCCCAACGGAAGCCGCATAATTTTCCGCTACTGTGAGGATGACCGGGACGCCCAGCGCTTCCAGGGCACTGAGGTGGACGTGCTGTTCGTTGACGAGGCTACCCAGCAGTCAGAGGGGCGCATGGACATGCTGAGAGCCTGCGTGCGAGGAGTAAACAACTTTCCGAAGCGCATTTACTACACCTGCAACCCCGGCGGCGAGGGCCACGACTGGGTAAAACGGCTGTTCATAGACAGGATATACAAGGACACGGAAAAGCCCGAGAATTACAGCTTTATACAAAGCTTTGTGACCGATAACAAAGCCCTGATGAAAGAGGACCCGGCCTACTACCAAAGGCTGCTGGCCCTGCCGCCCAAGCTGCGCAAGGCGTGGCTGGAGGGCAGCTGGGATATCTTTGAGGGGCAGTTCTTTGAAGAGTTTCGCGCAAAGCCGGACGCACTGGCCTGCAACGAGGCCGGGATAAGCCAGGAGGAGGCGGCGGCACAGTGGAAGTACACCCATGTGATAGAGCCGCTTGACCTGAATGAGGGCGAGCGCAGAGGCTGGAAGATATACCGAAGCTATGACTGGGGCTACAACAAGCCCTTTTCCCTTGCATGGTGGGCGGTGGACTATGACGGTACGCTGTACAGGATACTTGAGCTTTACGGTTGCACCGATGAACCCAATCAGGGTGTCAAGTGGACGGCAGATAAGCAGTTTGAAGAAGCAGCCAGACTGGAGCGGGAGCATCCCCTACTCAAAGGCCGAACCATAAGCGGCGGAGTGGCAGACCCCAGCATATGGGACGCAAGCCGGGGAGAAAGCATAGCTGAAACGGCAATGAGGTATGGGATCATATTCACGCCGGGGGATAACAAGCGTATCCCCGGATGGATGCAGGTACATTACCGCTTTCAGTTTGACGAGCGGGGATACCCGAGAATGTACATATTCTCAAACTGCAAGGCGTTTATACGGACGATACCGCTAATGATGTACTCAGAGACAAAGCCGGAGGATTTGAACACAGAGCTTGAGGACCACGTGGCCGACGAGGTGCGCTACATGTGCATGAGCCGCCCGGTGAAGCCCATAAGGGCGGTACCGAAGCGGATGATACTCAGTGACCCGCTGGACCAGTTCGAGTGAGGGGAGAACGGATTGCCACGGGCTTTGCCCTCGCAATGACAGTTGGTTGCGGATTGCCACGCTTCGCTCGCAATGACAGATGGGTACGGATTGCCACGCTTCGCTCGCAATGACAGATGGGTACGGATTGCCACGGGCTTCGCCCTCGCAATGACAGTTGGGAGACGGATTGCCACGGGCTTTGCCCTCGCAATGACAAACAGGAGGATTTGAATGGATGAAATAAGACAGGATCTGCCGCCGGAGCAGACGGCGGCACAGCTGCCCATAGGGCCGGAAAAGCTGAGAGAGCTTAGCAGGATACTGCAGGAATACAGGGCGGGAAAGGCCCGCACCGAGCAGCGCATTATATCCAGCGAAAACTGGTGGAAATTGAGGAACGGCAGAGAGGAACGCCGGGTATCCGAGATAGGCAAGGATGGAGGATTTGAGAGTGTAAGCGGATGGCTGCACAACACCATTGTATCAAAGCACGCAGACGCCATGGAGGCCTACCCCGAGCCCAACATACTGCCCAGAGAGGCCCAGGACAAGCCGGAGGCGCGGATACTCTCCGCAATTGTGCCCTGTGTACTGGAGCAGAACAACTTCGAGCAGGTGTACTCAGATGCCATGTGGCAAAAGATGAAGAGCGGGACCGGCGTGTATAAAATCTGGTGGGACGCGGAAAAGCTCAACGGCCTTGGCGACATTGCCATAGAGTGCATTAACCCGCTTAACATTTACTGGGAGCCGGGAGTAAGCGACATTCAGAAAAGCCCATATTTCTTTCAGGTGGAGCTTTGGGAAAAGGAACAGCTTATAGAAAGATTCCCCCAGCTCAAGGACAAGCTGAAGGGCAACACCTTTTCCCCGCGCAGGTACTGGTATGATGACAACGTGCCTATGGCCTCCAAGGCGGCGGTGATCGAGGTTTACTACAAAAAGAGAGCGGGAAGCAAAGTGACCCTGCAGTACATCAAGTACGTAGGAAACGAGCTTCTCTACGCAAGTGAACACGACAGAGAACAGGCGGCAAATGGCTTTTACAGCCATGGCCGCTATCCTTATGTCTTTGATGCGCTGTTCCCCATAGAGGGCAGTCCCTGCGGCTACGGCTTTGTAGACGTGGGAAAAAACCCGCAGACCTCAATAGACCTGCTTAAAACGGCGTTTATTAAAAACGCCATGGTGGGGGCCATGCCCCGGTACTTCAAGCGGCAGGACGGCAATGTGAACGAAGAGGAGTTTCTTGACCTTTCAAAACCGCTGGTAAGCGTGGACGGCAACCTGGGCGACGACAGTCTGCGGATCATCCAGACCAACAATCTGGACGGCAACTATCTGAGCCTGCTGGACCGTGATATCAACGAGCTGAGAGAGACCACCGGCAACACGGAGACGGCAGCCGGCAATGTGAGCAGTGGAGTTACGGCGGCCTCGGCCATTGCGGCGCTGCAGGAGGCCAGTGGCAAGGGCTCAAGAGATTCCACCCGCAACAGCTACAACCGTTACAGCGAAATAGTGAGCTTCTGCATTGAGCTTATACGGCAGTTCTACGACATGCCCAGACAGTTCAGGATAACAGGGCGCATGGGGCAGGAGCAGTTTATATCCTACACCAACGCGAATATAAAGCTGCAGCAGCTGCCGGCGCTTACCCCCAACATGCCGCCCATGATGCGGCTGCCGGTGTTTGACATAAAGGTAAGCGCACAGAAAAGAAACGCGTACACCCGGATGAGTCAGAACGAGCTGGCCTTGCAGTTTTTCAACATGGGGTTCTTCACACCGCAAATGTCTCAGCCGGCACTGATGTGCCTTGACATGATGGAGTTTGACGGCCGGGAGGAGCTGATGCAGAAGATAAGCCAGCAGGGCAATCTTTACCAGCTGTGCATACAGCTTCTGCAGCTGGCCCTCGCGCAGGCCCAGGCAGTGGGCAACACAGAAATGGTGCAGGGCCTTAGCCAAAAGGCAATGCAGCTGCTGGGCATGCCGGCAGCCCCGGCGGCCATGGGCGAGGCAAAGCCTCAGCTTACGGAGGGCGACAACATAGCAGGGCCTCAGAAGGATGAGCCGGCAGTTGTGGACAAGGCCCGCAAGCAGGCGGCGAACGCTGCCCAGCCCAATGAATAGGAGGCGGACATGACAGAGATAGTCTACGAGCGGGACACACACCGGGTAGAGATAAAAGGGCATACGGCATACAAGACGCTGGGACAGGATGTACTCTGTGCCGGCGTCTCTGCTTTGGCGTTCACTTTGGCAGAGCGGGTATCTGCCATGAGTGCGGCGGGGCAGGTGGAGGACGCCACGGTGTATCTGGAACCGGGAAGTACGCAGATAAGCTGCAAGGCCTATGAGGGCACAGAGAACGTGATAACCCTGATATTTGACACCATATGCGCAGGCTTTGAGATTCTGGCCATCAACGCGCCGGAGTACGTGAGCTACAGGATGATAAGCAGTCTTTAGGAGGACAAATGGATATTTTTAAATTGCTTCAGCTCTTCGCCGAAGGCGGCGAGGGTGGAGATAGCGGCAGTGCCGCAGATTCGGGCGTATCCCCTGCCGACGCCGGGCAGGACTTTGCAGCTGCTCTCAGGGCCAAGGGAGTGCCCGAGAGCAAGATAAGAAAAGACCGGGCGTACAAGCTGCCTGCGGCAAGGCCGGCCGCGCAGAGTCAGAAGGCCGCCGCTTCTGAAACCAAGGACCCCACTCCCAATAACGAGACATCCCCGGAAGCTCCCTCAGAGCCCCCCGCTGCCAAGGAGGAGGCACCCAAGAAGCCCAGCTTCGATGAGCTGCTGGAGGATGCAGATTACAAGGCGGAGTACGAGCGGCGAAGCAAGGAAAATGCCGCCAATGTACGGCGCCTGCTGGCAGATGCCACAAAGCAGAACAAGGCCATGGCCCCGGCCGTGGAGGTGCTGAGCCGCTTTTACAAGCTGGACCCCAACAGCGAGACTCTCTACGAGGACCTTAAAAAGGCTGTTGAGAACGACGGGCACTTCTATGAGCAGGCCGCGTTCGACAGGGGCAAAACAGTGGAGGCCTTCATGGAGGAGGACATCCATAACAGAGCGGAAACCAGAGCACAGAGAGAACAGGCGGAGAGCATAAGAGAGCAGACGATGCGGGAATGGAGCCAGCGCGTAAGGCAGGAAAGCCAGAAGCTCAAGGAACAGTACCCGGATTTCGATTTTGAGCAGGAAATGAAAAACCCTGCGTTTGCCAGGATGCTTAACCCTTACATGGGCCTCAGTGTAGAGGACGCCTATTACCATGTGCACCGCAGAGAAATAGAGGCCGCCAAAGCAGAGCTGCTGAGCAAGCAGATCATGGAGCAGGTGGCAGCCTCAATAAGAGCCGGACAGGCCAGACCCACGGAGGCGGGAGCGGGAGCGCAGACCCGCACAGTAAGCCCGGTGCAGCCGGCAGCCGCCTACGACCCCAAGCACAGCGCAGCGATAAAGGAAGCTGTGAGCCGTGCAAAAGCCTACGGGACAAAAATTTATCCCGGAATGATATGAAAACAGGAGGAAGATAAAAAAATGAATGAAAGAATCATAGCAATGCTGCAGATGTTTGCAGATGCAGGCACCGTGGTGAACACCAGCTCCCAGTATGTGAACGCCTACACCGGTGAAGGCACCCCCTTTGACGGCACCAACACTCTCAGCGCAGAGCTGAAGACCTTCTACGACACTGAGCTGCTGGAAAACGCCCGCGCAGAGCTTTACTACGCGCAGTTTGCAAAGCGTCAGCCTCTGCCGGCAAACCACGGCGGCTCCGTTGAATGGCGCAAGTGGAACACCTTTGAAAAGGCTGTGCCTCTGGTTGAAGGTGTTATTCCTGAGGGACAGAAGTTCGGCGTAAGCACAAAGACCGGCAGCATCAACCAGTACGGTACCTACACCAGCATTTCCGACCGTCTTGAGCTTCGCGCCTATGACGACGTGATTCTGGGCGCAACTGAGGAGATGGGCGCATCTGCCGCAGAAAGCCAGGAGACCCTTATCCGCGACGCGCTGCTGGTAAACACCAACGTGCTCTACTGCGACAACATCACCGTTGCAACCGGCGCCAAGGTGAGCACCCCCACCAGCCCTGAGGAAATGGAGGCTACCGACGCTACCGCAAGCATGCTGACCCCTGCAATGGTCAACAAGGCCGTCACCATCATGAAGAAGAACAAGGTGCCCCGCATCAACGGCAAGTACGCCGCCGTTATCCACCCCTCTGTGGCTCACGACCTGCGCCAGAGCAAGGACTGGATAGAGGTCCACAAGTACGCTGCCGTTAGCGAGATCTTCAACGGCGAAATCGGCGAGCTTCACGGCTGCCGCTTTGTTGAGGACGTATTTGCACCTGTGCTGACCGGTGAGGACTATGCCAACAAGGCAGGCGGCGCAACCTACGCCACCTACTTCTTCGGCAAGGACAGCTTCGGCATTATCGACCCCGCAGAAGGCGGCCTTGAGATGATTATCAAGGGCAAGGATATAGCCGGCGGCCCCCTCAACCAGTTCAGCACTGTGGGCTACAAGTTTGAGACCAACGGAGCTACCATCCTTTACGCCGAGCGTCTGCTGCGCGTAATGAGCTGCAGCAGCTTCTCCGCCACCGACCAGGCAAACTAAAAATACAAGGGCGGGGCCAACACCCCGCCCGACAATCAAATAACAGGAGGAAATAAAAATGGCTGATAAGAACAAGACCGAGGAAAAGCGTGTAAGCGTAACTCTGCCCCGTGGTATGGACAGAGACGAGCCTATGCAGTTTGTATCCGTAAACGGTGAAAACTTCTGGCTGCCCAAGGGCGACACCAGCGAGGTGCCCCCTGCCATTGCAAAGGAGATCGAAAGAAGCCAGAAAGCGGAAAGAGAGCGCGACAAGCATCGCAGAGCCATGCTTGAAAAGGCCAAGTAAATAAAGGGAGCGAAAGCTCCCTTTTTCGGCATATATGCAGGGAGGTACAAAAGATGAAAATAGCAGAGGCAATAAGCCTTGTGGACAAGCTTAAACCCAACCACTACGACAACGAGATAAAAATACAGTGGCTTTCAAAGCTGGACGGACAGATATTCGTTGAGCTTATCTGCCTGCATGAGCGGGACGAGAATATGCCTCAGATATTTGAGGCATACACGGAAAACGACATGGGCCAGGAGCTGCTGGTCCCCTTCCCCTACGCACAGGAAATGTACAGCAACTATCTTATGGCCCAGATAGACCGGGCCAACGGAGAGGACGCCAGATATAACCAGAGCATAGCCCTGTACAACGCGGCCTTTAACAGATACCAGGCATGGTACAGGCGTGAGCACATGCCCCTTAGCCGGGGCAGATTCAGATTTTGAGAAAGGAGGGCAGGCAAATGCCGTATATCCCACAGATTAACGTTATCAGCACACAGCAGCAGGTAACGGATACCTTTGGCGGTTACAACCACAATTTAAAAATCGGGGCCGGTGAGTTCTACGATATGGAAAACCTGTCCTCCTCTCAGTATCCGCTGCTGGCAAACAGAGAAAAGCGGGGAAAGCTGGCAGAGCTGAGCAGGCCCAACGGTCTGCTTGCAAAGAAGAAGCTGGCATACATAGACGGCAGCCGGCTGTTTTACGGCGGGGAGGAGCTGACAGGCTACCTCAGCGAAAAGGGCTGCACAATAGAGGACAGCGAAAAGCAGCTTGTTTCTATGGGGGCATACATAGTTATTTTCCCGGACAAGCTGTACATCAACACGGAAAACTACGAGGACTGCGGCGCAATAGACGCAGCCTTTGAAAAAACAGGCAACATCACCTACTCCATCTGCAAGGCCGACGGCACGGCCTATGCAGAGCCGACGGTAAGCTCATCGGCACCGGAGGAGCCGGAAAACGGCAGCCTGTGGATAGATACATCTTCGGAAGTGCATGTGCTTAAGCAGTATAATGCAGCCTCCGCCATATGGACTGAAATAGCCAGCGTATATACCAAGATACGCGCTGAGGGCATAGGAGCCAATTTTGCAGTATACGACGGCGTAAGTATAAGCGGCGCCTCTGCCCTTGGAACAGAGCTTGAAAACCAGATAGAGGCCCTTAACGGCAAAAAAATAATCTACGACCGGGGCGAGGACTACATTGTGGTAATCGGCCTGCTGGATGAAACCTACACACAGGAAGAGGGAAGCATAAGCGTGCGCCGGTCCATGCCGGATATGGACTTCATCACCGAGGCGCAAAACCGCTTGTGGGGCTGCAAGTACGGCACGGTGGACGGCGTGAGCATCAACGAAATTTACTGCTGTGCGCTGGGCGACTTTAAAAACTGGAATCAGTTTCTGGGGCTCAGCACCGACAGCTATGTGGCCAGCGTGGGCACAGACGGCGCGTGGACCGGGGCGGTGACCCATCTGGGCTATCCCATATTCTTCAAGGAAAACGTGCTGCACAAGGTCTATGTAAGCTCCACAGGGGCACACCGGATAGTGGACAGCGCGTGCAGGGGCGTACAGCAGGGCAGCAGCCGCAGTCTGGTGGTTGTAAACGAGATGCTCTATTACAAGGGAATAACGGATATATGTGCTTATGACGGCTCGCTGCCGGTAAGCGTATCGGCAGCACTGGGCACAGAAAGATACTTTGACGCTAAGGCCGGCAGCACCGGAGATAAATACTATATCTCCATGAGAGACAGAAGCGGGAGGTACCGCATATTTGTGCTGGATACGGCCCGGGGCTTTTGGCATGTGGAGGACGATGTACACGCCCTTTACTGGGCCAACGCCAACGGCGAGCTCTATTTCATAGACGAAAACGGCCACGCGCTGATGTGCGTATCGGACCGGGAGGGAGAGCCGGAGGAAACGGTCAAATGGAGCTTTACCACGGGGCTTATGGGATATGAGACTGTGGAAAAGAAATACATAGGCCGCTTTAACATCCGGATGAATCTGCCCCTGGGCTCGGAAATGGATATCTTTATTGAGTACGACTCAGACGGAGTGTGGCGCTTCGCGGGGCATGCCCAGGGCACAGGCACAGGAAGCTTTGTGCTGCCGGTACAAACAAGGCGCTGCGACCATTTCCGCATAAAAGCCGAAGGCAGGGGAGATGTACGCATGTACAGCTTTGCAAAGATGATGGAGAGGGGCAGCGATACATGAGCTATGAAATACCGCCCCGTTTTGAGGGCACACCGGAGGCGCAGGCTGAGCAAATGTGGAGTTTTCTCTTCCGACTGGTCGAAAGGCTGAATGTGGACAGCCCGACAGAGCAAACAACAGTAAACGATGGGGGATTCACCGCCCGTGCCTATAGGGAACTGAGAGATATGATAGGCACCAATGCCAAGGCATTAAGCAAGATATCAAAAGACAAGGTATCTCACTCAGAGCTCTGGCCGGAGCTGGAGGCTCTTTTAAGGCAGGCAGAGGAAAGCGGCGACTTTGACGGCAACGGGATAGCATCGGTAAGCATGGATGAAGAATACAGGCTTACTCTCGGCTTTACAGACGGAAGCTTTTACACAACGCCCTCACTGAGGGGAGCACCTATATATGAGACAGGCGACGTATTTGTCACCACGCGGGAGGGGGAGGCAGCAGAGCTCCTGGGCTACGGCACATGGAGCTTGCTGGCCTCCTCCCCGGCGTACATGTGGAAGCGAGTAAGTTAAGGAGGACAGCATGACAGAAGAACAGAAAAAACTGCAGCAGCAGAATGAGCAGATACAGCAGAACACTACGCCGGCACCGGCGGCCCAGCAAAACACTGCCCCGGCGGTACAGCAGCCCAGCACCCCGGCCCCGGCAGTGCAGCAGAGCCAGCCCAGCGCACAGCAGCAGGCGGCAGATACGGCCTACAACCAGGCCATGGGCGCACTGCAGGCCGCAAGCAAGCCCTCTTACAATCCCAGCTATGACGCCCAGATAAAGGACATCTACAACCAGATAATGGGCAGAGAAAGCTTCAGCTATGATTTGAGTGACGATACGCTCTACCAGATGTACAAGCAGAACTATGCGGATATGGGCAAGCTCTCCATGCGGGACAGTATGGGGCAGGCGGCGGCCCTTACCGGGGGCTACGGCTCCAGTTACGGGCAAGCCGTGGGCCAGCAGGCATATGACAGCTACCTGCAGCAATTAAATGACGTAGTACCGGAGCTTTACGCTCAGGCATACGGAAGGTACCAGGACGAGGGCGACAGGCTGATGCAGCAGTACGGCCTTGCAGGTGATCTGGCAGCAGATGAATACGCAAAGTATCAGGACGCCTACAACCGCTATTACACCGAGCAGGACTACAACTACGCACGGCTTATGGATTTGATTAACGCCACCGGCTATGACCCCACAGAAGAGGAAGCTGCTGCGGCAGGCCTTACCGAGGCGCAGGTGGAAAAGCTGTTGAAAGCATGGCAAATCCAGAATCAGGGCCTCTACAACAAAATAAACGGCATAAAAACCGGAGGAGGCGGCAGAACCTACTATGGCAACAGCAGTGGAGACAATACATGGGTAGATGACTACAACACCCTTGTAAATGATCCCTCCGTAAGCGACAGAGAAATAAACGACTGGATAATTCAGACGGCAGACCGCCGGCCTGCTGATTATGAAAAGTACTACATAACCAAACAGGGAGGCACCCAGGGAGGCAGGTAAATAATGGCCAAAACAAGCAGAGAAATATTGCAGGCAGCAGGAGTAAGCAGGGACACAAACAGCCAGGCCGGCTCAAGAAATACATCTGCAGTCCCTGCCCCCGAGCGGTCAAGCGCAGCTAACAGTATTTTGCAGGCGGCAGGAGTAAGAAGCAAAGAGAGTGAAAGCAGAGAATATGCCAAGTATCAGGACTACTACAGGCAGCACTATGCAACACCGGCAGAGAAATTAGCTCCCATCCACGCGCTGACCATGGCCACGCTGCCGGGAACAAGAGCGGACGGCAAGACGCTTAATACCCTTGGGGCTCAGCGTCTGTTGAGAGATACCCTTGCCGCAGGCGGCAGCAGTGAGGACTGGTACAAAAAGCTGCTGGAGCAAAGCGAAGAAGCGGCAGCAACAAGGGACAGCGCATACAATACCTACCGGCAGGCCCAGAGCAAGCAGAACGCGGGGCAGTGGGACGAGCAGGGAAATTACCTTGGAGCAGCCCCGGCAGAAAACATCGAAGAGCTTAAAGAGCTGTGGCAGCAGGCAGACAAGGCAGCACTGTGGGCAGAGAGCCTTGCAAAAATGGGCAAGGACAACCGCTATATGGACCTGAGCGGGAACGAAGATTTCAGGCAAAACGCGGCGGCGGGCCTTGAACGCTTTGAGCGGGAGGCGGCAGAGCTTAACGCCAGACAGGAAGCTGACCGGCAGGCCGAGTATGAAAGATACATGGAGCTGGGCACCGGCGGCATGGCCTACGAGCAGAGTCAGGTAAAACAACTGCAGAATGATACTGCATGGCGGGAGCCCCGGGAGGACTGGACACAGCAGGAGCGGGAGACCTTTGGGTACCTCTACAACAGGGACCCTGAAGAGGCTTATTCCTATGCAGAAAACCTGAATAACAACAAAAACGCCGCCAAGGCTTATACAGAGCAGCAGGCGGCGGAGGGCTGGGCAACCAAAAACTTCGGTACCGGGGCGGCAGCCACGGGCCTTAGCATATTGGGGCAGGCCACGGCCGGGGCAGACTTCCTTGATAATTTGATGGAGTATGCGGCAAGAGGCACAATAACCCAAGATGCCCAGCTTTCCCCGGCAGACTACGGCAACATTATGAGCGGGGCCATAGCGGAAACACTGAACGCAGACGACAGTTGGGGCAACCGTGTGCTTGAAAAGCTCTCCCCCATATTTGGAGACATTGGAGTGGGCGAGCTGTACCAGGTTGGCTACAGCGCACTGCAGAGCATGACCTATGCTTATCTGGGCGGCCCGGTGGGCGGCGCGGCGGCATACTTCGGCTTGGGCGCCAAGAACGGCTACGAGGATGCGGTGCTGAGAGGAGCCACGCCGGGGCAGGCCCTGACGATGGGCATTGCAAGCGGCCTTATAGAAAGTGCCACAGAGCAACTGCCAATACAGAATCTGCTTAAAATGAAAAGCCCCTCCAGTGTGGCGGGCTTCTTCAAGAGCATATTGCAGCAGAGCATGATAGAGGGCAGTGAGGAAGCAATAAGCCAGCTTGGTACCACCCTTGCGGACGCGCTGGTCATGGGGGACAAGCGGGACATACAGGTAACTGCAGAGCGATACATGATGCAGGGCATGACCCGGGAGGAGGCCATGAAGGCCGCCTACAAGGACTGGGCCAAGGAAACGGCATGGAGCTTTATGAGCGGGGCACTCTCCGGCGGCATATCCGGCAGCGTAAGCAGCGGTACAATGGCTCTGAGCAAATACAGGGGTGACAGCGGCGCGCTGATTGCAGAGGGGCTTGCAGCACCGGAGGATTCAAAAGCGTACGAAATTGCAAAACGCTTTGCAGATGCTGCCCCGGAGGGCAGACGCACCACCGGGCAGCTGCTTGCGGCTGGGGCAAGGGCCACCGGCAGAGCGGCAGTCAATGCGGGCAAGGCGATAAACAGCAGAGTTGAGGCAGGATTTGGCCCCTCGGCGGCCTACGAGAAGGCACAGGGCCTTTCACGCCAGAGCAGGGGGCAGAGCACCACCGCTACACAAAATGCAGCAGAGGCCGCTCAGGAGGGGCAGAAAGGGGAAACGGATTCCCACGTCGCTAACGCTCCTCGGAATGACAGTGAAGGGCAGGTTGCCACGACTCCTGCGGAGTCTCGCAATGACAGTTCAAAGGGCAAGTACTGGCTGCGGGGCCATGAGGCGATGGCACTGACGGAGGCTCTGAACGAGCAGAACCGGTCGCAAGTGAAAGAGATGGCCAAGGCTCAGCTTGAGGGTGTTCAGGCAGAAGGCGATATAGAGGCACTTTCAGACACGATGGCCAAGGCCCTGCTGGGCGAGCAAATCGGAGTGATTGAAAATGCCAACTTCAAAAGGAACAAGCAGGCCGTGGCGGTGCTTGATGAAATGGCCCGGGCGAGAGACAAGGCAGAGTTTAAGGGCACGGCCGGAGGCGCGGTGCGCTCAGCCTTTGACGATGCGGCCCTGATAGAGGCAATGCGGGAGGCTGAAAAGGGCCTGCCGGAATACATGAGGTTTTTCAGTAAAGGAGAGACGGATTCCCACGTCGCTAACGCTCCTCGGAATGACAGCGAAGGGCAGATTGCCACGGCTCCTGCGGAGCCTCGCAATGACAGTAAGGGGCAAGCCCTTAACACAAGGGAGCCTGAAGACGATACAGAGACGGTGCTTGATGCGGATATGATAGAGGCCACCATGCAGAGCCTCGGCATAGAGCGCAATGTGGCACGGTCCCTGGTGTTGAGCCGCAAGGACGTTGACCCCGAGGTTTACGCGCTGGGCATAGAGGAGGCCTTTAAGGCAGGAGCGCAGGGCCTGCCCCGCAGTCAGGTGGGCAAGGACCCGGAAAGCTATGCCGCAAAGCTGAGCGTAGAGCAGAGGGGGCTTGCCCATAAAGCGGGTGAGCTGTTCGGCGGCAGGGCAACAGCAAAGGCACAGGCGGAGGTGCGGCAGGCAGTAAAGCAGAGCACAGGCCGCAAGGGCCCCGGCAAGGTCCGCTACAGAATGGATAAAAAAAGCCTGAGCGAACGACAGAAGAAAAGCATTAAGGTGCTTGAGCGGGTGGCTGACGCGCTGGGAGTGGACTTCTACATAGAGCCTAAGGGGCTAAGCTCCAACGGCTGGTATGACCCCAGGGACAGCAGCATACACATATCCGCCGATGCAGGCCCGGACTTTGAAGGCTCGCTGCTCTTCACTGCGGCCCATGAGCTTACCCACTTCATACAGGACTGGAGCCCCGCCAAGTACAAGGTACTGGCAAACTTTCTCTTTGAGCAGTACGAGATAAGTGGCCCAGATCTGGCCCAGAGGATGACAGAGCAAATCGACAAGGCCAGGAAGGACAAAAGAGAGCTGACGCCGGAGGAGGCTTATGATGAGGTAGTGGCAGACTCCATGGAGAAAATGCTGCTTGACGGCAGAGTGCTTAGCAAACTTGAAGCTATAAAGCAGCAGGACGCAAGCCTTTTCTCCAAGATGATGGAATACTTCAGAAAGCTTTTCAAGCGCATAAACCGCCTTTACAAGGGTCTGAGGACCAACAGCGAGGAGGCCCGGATAGTTGAGCGCATGGGAGCAGACACCGTAAGGCAGATACAGGACTACTTCATAGAGGGCCTTGCAGACGCCGGGGAGAGCTACCGTGCAGCCGGGGGAACAAAAAACACCACCGATGACGGTGGTGTGAATGACTCAAATAGCGGAATAAAATACTCTGGGAAAAGAGTTCTTGAAATGGATATAGCATGGGATGAAGATAACCATAGCTCGTTGAAATCTCAGCTTATAGCCCATCAGGAAGAACTTAACTCTATGGAAGCGGTTACAAACGTTAAATATACAAAAAGTGGAGCTTCTTATGGAGTACAGCTTGCAGAGATTTTAAGGACAAAATTCGGGAACAAAATCAGCAGAGCGGATGGGGCGAATTTCCTTTTTGACGATAAAGCGATTGCTTCCTTGCGAGGGTACGTTACTTCGGATGAAGAAGCAGCTGCAATATTAGCATCACCTTATGTGCTAAAAAGAGGAAAGGCAATAAGCGGGCACAAAAGCCACAAAAATAAAGGGCATCCGTCAGTCACATACGCTGCACCGGTGACAATCAACGGAACAAGAACTAATGTCGCCGTCGCTGTTCTCTTCTCGGATAAAGACAGGCCACACTCGCTCAGAGTGTTATTGCCAAATGGTAAAGAATTTGTGATAAAAAAAGAAGCAAGTTCCGGAATGGCGGATGTTTCACCTAAAAAGGGAGGGACACGGTCGCCTACAGAACCTGCTAATGAAAACATATCACAATCCCGCCCGGATGTCAAGCACCAGAGCCGAGCAACACAAGACAGTGCCGGAAACAGTCTCACACAGGAGCAGCAAGAGTATTTTGCCGATTCCAAGGCAAGAGACAAGGACGGCAGGCTGCAGATAATGTACAGAGGCGGCAAGGGCGATTTCACGGTATTTGACAGAAAAAAGAGCAAGCCGTCAAATCTCTATGGCCGAGGCTTTTACTTTACCAACAGCAAGAGCCATGCGGAGCAGTACGGCTCAGCAAAAGCTTTTTATCTGAATATCGAGCATCCTCTTGGAACAGACAGCCATGAGATAACAAAGGGACAACTGCTTAATTTCCTCAAAGCCATAGAAGATGATGGAGAGGACTACGATCTGTACAACTATGGCGAAGGTTCAACAGCAGAAAGTGTACTTAATTTGGTATGGGATGGAAGACCTGATTTTGATTTGCTGAACGATATCAACGCTACGGCAATAGGTGACCTTGTAGCGGCAACAGAACTTTTCAATGAAGTAAACCATACGGACTATGACGGTTTTATTCTTCCAACGGAAACGGTTATTTTTAACTCTGAGCAGGCAAAGCTCACAAGCAATAAAACACCTACAATAAATCCGGATATACGCTACCAGAGCCGCGATGTGGCGGCGGTGGAGCGGGCTAACAGGAGCCTTGAGCGGCAGAACGCCAAGCTGAAAGAGGATATCAAAGGCCTTAAAAAGCTGCTGAGACTTCAAAAGAGTGTGACAAAAGGCAGACTGTTTGACCCCAGCTCTGTTGACACTGCGGCAAAGACCCTTATGAAAAGTGTAAGTGCCAAGGGCGACCGGGCAGAGCTGAGAGAAGAGCTTAACCGGCTTTATGACTACATAGCCACAGACAAGGAAGTGACATGGGAGGGCGTCAAGGCGCAGGCCTCCGGAGCCGCCGAGTGGCTAATGCAGCACATGGAGCGGGAAGAACGGCTTGACCCCTATGCAGAAGAGGTTCTGAGGGAGCTTAAAGGACTGAGAGTAAGCCTGAACGAAAACCAAATACGTAATGGTGCCTATGCCTATGGCGGGGCCCGGGAGTTCAGAAATGCGGCATTAGGCAAATTCATTATCAGCAAAAATGCAACTCCCCTTGACAGTATATGGGCAGAGCTTGCCGAAAGTTACCCAAGTCTTTTTGACAGGGATATATCCGATGCCGACCAGGGCACGGAGCTTATCAGAATATTTGAGAGACTGCGCAGTATGACTGCGGAAAGTGAGCTGGATTATTACGACAGTGAGCTGCTTGAACAGGAACTTATCCGACAGGTATATGACAGCTATTGGGATATAAGCACCATGCAGACGGTAGCTGACACCAAGCAGGAGGAAATAAACCAGCTTAAAGCTGAGCATCGCCGGCAAATGGATGAGCTCAAGGCTGAGCATGAGCAGAAAATCAGACAGCTTAAAGAATCTCACAAGGCCGAGACCGCGAAAATCCGCCGGGAGGCTGAGCAGAGATACACCCAGAAGCGGCTGGAGCTTCTGCGGCAGGTGGAGGACGCCCGGCAGCGCAACGCCGCCAACCGGGAAATAAGCAACCTGCGGCGCATGATAAGCCGGGAGGCAAAGCAACTGGACGGCCTATTAAACCGGGGCGGCAAGGACCGCAACGTAAAGGAGGACATGCAGAGCTTCGTTGCAAGGGCACTGTATTATCACTCTGCCATCTTTGCGGATAACATCACTGCGGAGGAGATGATAAAGACCGGCTTTACCGTTCAGGTAATGCCCAATGAAGAAAACCTTATCGCCACGGCAAGAGAGATACTGCAGGAGCTGGACGGGGTAACACCCGGCAGTGAGCGGGAAAGGAAGCTAAGAGGCCGCCTTAACTACAGGATAGAGAAGCTGCAGCCCCTTATCACCCGGCAGCGAGAGGCCATGTACAAGGCCAATGTGGACACCATACTGGAGGAGCTGCTGAAGAGCTACAAGGAGCTGCTGAACTCAGACAAGCAGTACATAAAGGACGCCTATGACGCAGATCTGGCGGCATACCTTGAGGGTATGGCCGAGAAGATGAGCGGGAGAACGGCGGTGGACATGAGCGTTGATGAGCTGCGGGAGGTGTACGATGCATTCAAGGCCATACACAAGGCAGTGCTCAACACCAACAAAGCCTTTGCCGACGGGCATGACCTGAGAAGTGACGGGGCAGAGGCCGTGCAGCAGGTCAAGGCTGCAGGCGGCAGCAAAAAGCAGCGCACGTCCCTGCAGGCGGCAGCGCGACGCTTCGGCTTTGGCAACATG